TATTTACTGGTAGTATCTGAAATTAGAATATGACAACAAAGTTGTTGTAAAATTGTATCAGAAACATATCCACCTTTTTTAGAATTATATAGATTTTTTTCTAATTCAGTAAGTTTAACCCAAATTACTTCTTCTTCATATCCAGGAATTTGGGTTTGATTATTAACATCAACCTTTCTATGACGAATCATAATATTAGATAAAATTTGGTCTATAATATATGTTTTATTAATAAAATCAACCGAATTCATACTCTTATTACTAGTTTTTTCAATTAATTTCAAATCTATAAAATTAAAACATTTTTTCAAACCCTCATAGTTAATAAACGGAGTTCCTGAAACAAACCAATTATAATCAGAATTAACTTGAGATAACCATTCAGACATGTATTTAGCCATACTAGTATTTGTTAATTGTAATCCAAAAATTTCATGGCCTTCGTCTACAATTAATCGATGAAAATGAAAATGTTCTAAATTAGGTTGTTCCTTTGTCATAATATTTTCATTATTATCTATCCATCCTTGTAATAGGACTTTTAGACTATTTATTCTTCCATTAAAAACAAAATTAGATGGAGTACAGTATTGATAATTAACTAATGGATAATATTTAAAATTCATTAAAAATTGTTGAGTTACAATAACAATATCAGCATTCTTAATATCTTGATAAGTTAATTTAACATGATTGTTCTTTGTTAATAGTTTAATAATATTTGCATTTGGAAATATATTTTTAACTTCTGTTTCCCATTGTCTGGATAAATGAGAAGGACATACAATTAATGTAGCATTACTATAAATTAGATTGTTTTTGAATTCATCTGTATAGGTGGATGGATTCATGGCCACTATAGTTAATGAAGTTATTGTTTTACCTAACCCCATTTCATCTGCTAAAATACCACCTTTTGATTTTATTACCAATTTACATTCAGTGTTATCATCATGACAACCTTTATTTGGATTATAATTAATATCTACTTCACCAAAAGGTATTTTATAATTATAATTACATTCCAAATTAATTGTACTATTTTCAATAGCTAGCATTTTTGCTACTGATTTTTTTTGATATTCAAAAAGATCAACTTTAAAAGATTTAGGTTGAATAATCGGATCATAATATGGCAAATAACTAATATCACAAATTTTTGGATAAGATTCATAACCTCCATATGATTTTAAATTATTAAAGATAGTAGACAAATAAACTTTAAAACCAACAGAATTATCTTTATAATCATTAACGTAAGTGTCATCAACATTAACTGTTATACCAACTACTTCTCTATTAGTATTATAACTTGTGAGTGTAGAAACAGATGCTTTATATTTCCATAAAGATGAACCATAAAGTATTTCAGAAAGAACTAACATTTCTAACGGATCTCGTGTTTGTTTTTGACAAACACTTTTGTTTTCTCTAGAAAAATTAAAGATTAAAGTACCACTTTTATAAGTTACACCAGTTAATTTAACTTGATCGTTATAGTCTGAATATATGGTAAGGTGACTACCAGAATAATTATCGGAAAATTGTATTTCTTGCATTAATAATTTAACTTGTGTAAGAAATAACTAAAATATCAACTTTTTTGACTTTATAAAATATTAGTAACAACATCTTCTGTTATTCATTTATTTTTAAACCTTTTGTTCCAAGATGTTGACATTCTTTGTAACATTTCAGTAGTTGTATTTAAATTAACACAACTGTCAGTTATACTTTGTCCATAAACTAAATCACAAACTTGATTTAATTTTTGACTTCCTTCTACTAAATTAGATTCAATCATAACACCAGCTATTATATGTTCTCCATTATCAAATTGAGACATGATAGCATCTACAACAATTGGCTGATTACTATGCACTTTACCAGAGTTACCATGTGAACAATCTATAACTACTTTATTTTTAATTTTATCTTTCATTAAATTTTTTAAATGCATTATTGATACATGATCAAAATTAGAACCAGTATTACCACCTCTTAAAATAACATGTGTCCCCATATTACCTTTAGTGGTAACAATAGATGCGTGACCATTTTCATTAATTCCTAAGAATGAATGTTTGTATTGGGAACTAACAACAGCATCTACTGCAATATCTAAACTACCACCAGTGCCATTTTTAAAACCAATAGGCATAGATAAACCAGAAGCTAACTGTCTATGAAGTTGTGATTCAGTAGTTCTAGCTCCAATAGCACCCCATGTTACCAAATCAGAATAATATTGTGGAGTAAAAACATCAAGAAACTCACATGCTACTGGTATATCCATTTTAGTGATATCGACTAGTAATTTTCTAGCAATTTTTAATCCATCATTAATTTTACAAGTATTATTTAACAAAGGATCATTTATTAATCCTTTCCATCCAATAGTAGTTCTGGGCTTTTCAAAGTATACGCGCATTAATATAAACAATTCGCCTTGAAATATTTTTTTCATATTAACCAAATATTTAGCATATTCTAATGCTGCATTAGGATCGTGAATACTACATGGTCCTACTATTACCATCAATCTATTATCTTTTCCAGATAATATATCAGATGTTATTTGTCTCCAATTAATAATTTTTTGTGTTAGTTCATCATTTACAGGAATTTCATTTTTAATAGAATAAGGGGGGTATATACTTTCAATATTTTCAATATTGATATTATATGTAGACATTAATAGTAAAATGTATATTTTTTTAAATAAAAATATATATTTCATATAAACAGTTATGTTGAATAAGCTAACCCCGCCATACCAGATTTAATAAGTAGATAATTATAATTAATAGCATAAATTGTAACTGTTTTATGTGAATCATCTAAGAGTATGTATTCTTCGGGATGTAACCCTTCCTTTACGACAGTTCTACTTTGTTCGTTAATACTAAATTGTAATTGTGCGTTATCAATTCTTGAAAAATTTAAAGAACCCATTGGTGTAGAAGATTTTGGATTTCCACTAAATGAATATAAATAAACATTATGTTCTAATTTGTTTCTATAATTTTCATAGTTTTGAAGATAGTAGTAATATTTGAAATCTTTCCATTCTACTCTTGGATATCCATTTATCATTATTCTAGCTTCGCCTAAAATATGGTGCTTGTTCTCATTCTCATAATCTTCAAAAGTTTTAAGTTCAGACGTTTTACTATTAGTATTAATCTTGTAGTCAAACACACCTTTGGAAACATACGCTGGTTTCAATGAAAAATTATAAGGCTCGGGTAATAGTCTGACATTATTATTTGAAAAATAAAAAAATAATTCCTTAACCGGGTGATTAAATGAAGATAATTCAATAGATTTACCTTGAGATACTGGACATTTAATTTGTTGAACTTGAGTAATTAAAATTTTATGTTCTTGTTGTGCAAATCTTTTTCGATCTTCAGAATCAAGATAAATATAATTACAATCTAATCTGACACCTTCTAACCTCTGCTGTTTCATTTTATTAGAGTTTTGTATATGGACAAACCCTTTTTTGTTATCCTTATCATATTTTTGACTTAATACTTGATAACAAGAATCCCAATCTCTAATAGTAACTTCAACTTCCACATCATGATATTGTAAAGCAATTAAAGGCAATGATTTATTTAAACTGTTACAAAACCAAAATTTAAGAGGAACATACACATATGTTGCATATATTTTTTCTCGAGGTGTAGTTAAACTTTCATCACATCCAATCATGCATAATTTATTCCAATCATCATCGTATAAATCAGAATAGATTTGTGTAAAATCACCAGATTGTTCGTCAATTAATTGACCTCCAATATATAACTTTACATTCTCAATTAAAACATTACCAATATAATCAACCCATCTAACAAAATTAGTATTACTAGTATCAGTTAAATAACTTCTATTTAATTCTGGTAATTTAGCCACAAAGTACATACTATTTAATAGGTCACCTTTTCTTTCTATCTTAAATTTAGTTGTTGTTCCCCAATTAGAACTTCCTAAAGGTTGCATACTAGAAGTTGACTTGACAAAATTATTAATTTTTTTTACTGGTTCATTAAATATACTATCTTTAGCATCATTGGACAAGAAATTTGTTTCTTGAGCTCCAACAGCAACTAACTGTGTTAATGCGCCGCTTGCCATTTTATATTAATAGTTTAGAATTTAAAATCTTAATGTTTTTTCAAGTTTAAATATTTTTGATAAATTAATTAATTATGGTAATTTTTAATTTTAAATTTCCTAATGGTTCTATAAATACACTATCTTCTGGAACAGTTGATAAATAGTTAGAATCATATGCTACTAATTGACAACTTGGTATAATATATTCATTTTAACTTTTTAAAAAAGATTATTTAAAAAATAAATATTATTATTCCTAATGATATTTAAACTTGGTTATTCAATTATAGCAGGCAATTTGTTAGATTCAATAACTATTTGTCAGCAATTAGATTTTGTAGATTTTTTTCATTTTGATATAATGGACGGAAACTTTGTTCCAAATATAACTTTTGGTCCTACTTATGTTAACAACTTTATAGGGAAAATAAATAACAAAAAATTTATTGATGTACATTTAATGGTTAATAATCCAGAAAAATATATAGACTCCTTAAAACAGGTTGACCAGATAATATTTCATATTGAAAATTTATCAGATCAAACAATTTTGAATATAATTAATAATATAAAAAAAAATAAAATAAAATGTGGGTTATCCCTGTCACCTACAACAGATATTCAGACTATAATAAAGTATTTAGATAAAGTTGATTTAATACAAATTATGACTGTTGAACCGGGAAAATGTGGTCAACACTTAATACCAAATTGTTTAGAAAAAATAAAATTTATTAGAAAAAATAGACCTACTATTGATATTCAAGTGGATGGTGGTATTAAGCTAAATAATATTAAAGATGTTATTGAATCAGGAGCTAATAGTTTTATATGTGGTTCCTCTATGATTAAAGATGGATTAAGTATAAAAAAAACATTAATATGATATTAGAAAGAGTTGATGGATTATACACTTTCAAAACAAACATCGGATGTTTTACCTAAACTATACCCATACTTTAATAAATAATATAACCCAATTGCAATTGCTGCATTAGAATGATCATCAGTGACAGTAAATGCTCCTGCATATAAAACAATTATTTGTACAGGTATTAATTGAATTAAATCTCTTTGTTTTTTACCTGTTTTGATACCTAAATCTTGTGCTAAGACTTGTACTATACCGTATGCGCCAATGATCATAAGTACTTTTTTTAAATATTCACTATATTTTTGACTACTAGAAGACATTATATATATATAGTATATAAAATTTTTATACTATTTATAATAAAACTTCAGTTTTGAAATTATCTATTTCATGTATGTCTTCTTGTATCAACACCTGTTAATATTATTAATGAATCATCTACTAAATAACAATTTGTTTTTATTTAATTAAAAAATATTAACATATCAATTAAATCAAATAAAATTCTTTCTTCAAACCAGCATTAAGGGAACATAGTTATTTGGATTAATTTAAAATCGTGTCAATTGGATAATGGTCTGAAGCTGGATTAATCGTGCTAACTATATTTAATTTTGGCTCTATTTTAGAATCAAAAATATAATCACTTGGTTTATGGACATTAGGATAACAACAAGATTTTAGTTTATTAGAATCTGTTTTTAATAAATAATTAATACCATTTACATTTATCTTAAAACTATATTTTTTACTATTATCATAAAATTCATTAAAATCACCAATTAAAATAATCCTATCGATAATAAAATTAGTAAATATGATATTTTCATTAACAAATATATTTATTTCTTCATTTATAATTCTTATTAATTCTAAACTATAATGATAATTAGATTTACTTACTTTACCATTATAATTTCTAAAATTGTTAGTATCATGTGGTGCATGAAGATTTACTACCAATATATTATTACCATTATCTTCTAATAATAATATTTGTATTGGTCTACCTTTATTAAAATCAGATATTTTTTCTTTAATAAGTTGATAACGTTTTTTAAAAAAAGTAGTTATTGTTTCTTTACCTGATTTACCAGAAACATAATTATATTTGTTTAATACTGAAGTATCAAATATTTTATTAATACATTCTACTTCCTGTAACCCTATAATATCATAATCACCACTTTTAATGATATTCTTAACATTTTTTTGTACTAAGTGTTGAGGTAAAAAATTTTTATCTAAACCGAGCATACCTTTAAAATAAATATTATATGATAATATTTTAATTGGATAATCTATTCTGTATTTATTCATAGTATTATACACTAGATTAAATAAAGTCTTTGTAATTAACGGATATATCTGTATTATGAAAACTTAAATTAAATTTCATATGCATATCATCAATAAAAATTGGAATAATCTGTTCATCTGTACTTTTTAAAATAAAGAAAAGTCCCTTTTTAGTCTTTGAGAAGGTGGAATTTTCTAAATCAATATTACTTACAAAATGTTGAATCATTGTTAATAATTCTAAATCTTTAACTTTTAACATTGCATCATTTTTTAATTTTTCAAAATCATTTTCAACTACATAATGATATTTACAGTAAACATTCACTTCAAAAAAATTTGGTTCTTTAACACTAAAAATCATTAATTTATCTTTATTCTTTAGAAATAAATCTAACGTTTCTAAATATGCATCTGGTAAATATAATTTTTCTTTAGTTTCATTATTTAATTGCGACATTAATAAAAATAGCTTTAAATGTTTAAATTATTTTTACAACTCTATTTACATCCTTGAATATTTTAAATGATACGTTTGATATAAATTAGAATTTTTAAATATTTGGAATAATAACCAGAAGAAAATAAAAAATCCAAGATATATTATTAACTCCTAAGAAATGAAGTTATTAATGCACCCTATTTAAATAAATTAAGTACCATTGGATAGTTTTCATAAAGTCTTCTTATTAAATATGGTAATGTATCTATGAAATGTCCATATGGCAAATACTTGTATGTTACATAATTTTTACCTAATTTATTTGATAATTTATCACTCATACCCATTAAATGAGCAAATTCAATATTATATAATTGATTATTTTTTATTTTTTTAATAGCTAGATTTATACTATTTTGATTATGTGTAGCACAAATTAACTTATCTTCAAAATTATTATTCTCAGAAAAAAATTTAATTGCTAAATCATAATTATAATGTGTATCTTCTATATTATCAAATAAAATATTATATTTATAATCCTCATTATAATAAGCTCCTCTTACTAACTTACATCCTATAAAATAATTTCTAGGTTGTAACAAGTCATTTTTTAATATATCTAAAGTATCTTTCCTATACATTTGATATGTTTTATAAATAATTACTTTTTCACAATTATATTCTTTCATAAACTGAATACTGATATCATTAATATCATCTTGTATTATATAATTCTCCGCATCTAGTAATATTTTTGCATTATTATTTATTGCTAATTCTGTTAATTTATGCAAATAATCTTCTGACTGTTTTCGATTATTTCTTATATCTAATGAACTTAGCTTAACTGCGATTAAATTATTAGGATGTTTACTAATTAATTGAGATATTTTATTAAAATTGTTTTCATGATTTTTGAAATTTTCATTAGTGTAATCGAGTATTGGCAATAAGTTTTTTCTTCTTAAATTTTTTATCATTGAATCTAATTGATTTTCATTACATGTAAATTTATTTATTAATGGAAATCTCATATAATATAATTGATCTTTTAAATTTGCAAAGTATTATTTATCTACCAAAATATAATTGGAAGATACTATTTTTAACTAAAATAAACATATAAATATTTTCTATACTTTTTATATGTATAAAAATTATGAACATTTTACTGAAATTAACAATGAAGAAGTAGAATATAATATTGAAAGTGAAAATCTAGAAGACGAAGAGGGATATTTAGATACTCAATATTATATTGATGAAGAGATGATTGTAGAAGAAAATGATGATATAGACGAAAAAATTAAAAATAATGAGATAATTAAATTGGATGATTTTGATACTACTACCGATTTGTTACAAAAACAAATAATAAAATGTGATAACAATAACAATAAAAAGAAACATATGAAAAAAAGTATAGAAATTATAATTCTTGTAATTATTGGGTTATTATTTGCTGTTATAGCTGGCGCTTTTCTTAAACATATGAAAGTAGTTAAAAAAGAATCATTATTTGAAATGGTTGAACCACCAAAATTGTATTAAAATTGAAATATATTTAAGAAGAGAAACAATAGAAAAAGGAATATCAAAAGTGTATTACATCAGAAGCTTTATATTATGGTCAACTTATTTATAATGACGGTACACATAATTCTTTAAGAGAAATAATGAATACATCGGATGAAAATTTATTTGATTATATTAGTGAGAGGTATCATCGTATTTGTTTAGATTATATAATAGTAAAAATAGATAATAGCCAAATTAATATGGGTATGGTTTGTTAAAATATTAACGGTATAATCTAATGATTTATTAGAATTCTTTTTCATTTATGTCTAATAAGATTTTGTCTATATGTTGATAATCAAGAGAATATATTGAATTAAATACATTATGTTTATCTTTAACAGTAAGATAATTTCCATGTATTGATTCAATGATAGCAACTGTCGGTATATTATATCCGTCGCATCTAACAAGTTTACCATTAATAACTAGAGGACAGCTTAATTCTTCGCCTACATTAAAATTATTAGTTTCAAGTGTAGTCATTAAATTATTAATATATGAGACTAATTAAAAAATTTTATTGTTTTCTACATGACCACAATCTAAACAATTTATAAAAAAATTAGTAGGTTCATCTCATATGTCTATTTGTAATTCTTTAACTTTAGTTCGATTACTTTCACCTTTTTCACAAGTATATAGATTTACCTCGCCATTCTTATCTTTCAATTAAAAATAGTGTATTATTTGTTTCCATGTATTCCATAGAAATATTAATTTTGTTATCATTATTATAAATATTCACACATCCTATTAAATAATTTGCATAATAATCACCGTCTTTCTTTTCATATGCATGCAATGCAATTTCGTAACTATATTGAAATTTTATTAAATAAAAGTTGAGAAGATAATTCTTCTTTTTTTAACTATGTACTTTATTCTAATAACTTATTTACCAATTCATTTTTATCAATATGTATTTGAAAGGATAATACATCATATATATCAATATTTTTTTCACTTTCTAAAATTTGATATTTATCATTTAAGATAAAATTTATAATAAAATCAATATCTAATCTTTGAGTACGTAGAATAACATCCATATCCAAGTTTTCTAAATTTTGTTCTAAAACATGTGTATTATACTGATTTAAAGTCAAATGTTCATTACATATACTATTCATACTATTAAATAACATATATAATATAAATATATAAATATATTTAAATATTTCAATTTTTTATATATTATATATATATATATATATGAAATTCTTAAATTTTGGATGTTGGAATAAAGGTAAATGTAAATTAGATTCTGTTGAGAATCCAGTTTCAGCAGTAATGCAACATATACATAATCAGGTAATTAGTTCAATAGATACCCTTACTCCATATGAGTTTATAGTTGTATCTGGTGATAATTATTATCCTAGTAAACTTAAAATAAATGGAATTAAAACTAAAACTAAAATGTTTAATGAGACTGATTTATCTAGTGGTTTTGATTGTTTAGATAAAATTCCAATTAAAAAATATATACTTTTTGGAAATCACGAATATAATGATAAATATGATGCACATGATACAATTAACCATCACTTTTATAATAAAACCCCAATATATTGTTTAAATATTCAGTCGCAATTAAATTATTCTGAGACAAAAAAGAACTTTGAAATTTTTAAAGACACTGTAATGTTAAAATATGATGACAAGGATAATACATTACTTATAATGATTGATACCACAATATATGATACTCTTTCAGATGAAGAGCTATTGTGTTATCATGGAATACTTGGTTTAAACTTCGGTACTACACCTGAAGATAGATTAGCACGTATCAAGACAAGAGGTAAAGAAACAATTATTAATGCTATTAGAAACCGTCAATTAAATCAAGTAATAGACAAACTAACGAAATTCAAACTATTCTCATTTGAAAAAATAATTTTTGTAGGACATCATCCAATTATTAATTGTCGTATTAAGAAGTCAAAAGAAACAGCTAACATATTGGATAACTTGAAAGATTTTTTTAAAAACATTTATAAACATATTAGAGCAGATAATATTATTTATCTTTGTGCTGATACACATTTTTATCAAAAAGGAATCGTGAATATTGTTATAGACGCAACAACTACTATGGAAATTGAACAACACATTGTTGGAACTGGTGGATCAAGTTGTGATCTAATTTGTAAAAAAAATGGTCTACGTCACAATTTAGCCGGAGATTTAACTTATAATGTTATTAGCCAAATACAAGAATATGGGTATTTAAAATATGAACGTAAATTATTTGAATTTGTTGAAGTTCCTTTTAAATTAGCATACTATACAGAAATAGATGGTAAAATTAAGGTATCTAAGAAGGTAAATGAGAATGTAGATGATGATAGTAAATTAGTATGTCAAACTGGTGGAGGTAGAAAATATAAAATAATATATTAATTAATTATCCTAATGTCCATACATGTCCACATTCTTGACAATTAACAAATGTAGTTGCAGGTTCATCCGCAGCTCTTGTTTGTTTTTCAGTAACTTTGCATTTTCGATGTCCACATTTAGAACATTTAAAAATATCAGTAGTTGTCTGATTATTTTTGTTATACTCTTCTAGATCTTTTTTCTTTTGAATTTTTTCATATTTTTCGGGATTTAATTCCTGTGGTGCAAGCATGGCTACTGTATTTGGGTCTATTTTTTTAGTTTTTATAGATTGAACTAGTTTATCATTTTCAAAATGACATAGTAATTCGTCGCTTTTATCTTGATATATTTGTAATAATAGAAAAGGAGTTCCTTGAGTTTCAGCATATTGTTCGCTAAAATTTAATATACTATTTTCTATTAGATTAGATGTCTTTTTATCAAAAATTTTAAGTAATCTTTTGACAATTAATTTTCTATCTGAATCTTCCATATAATATTAATATATGAATTAAATAATATTTTAAATCAATTTTTCTTGTTATTTTATGCGTCTTAAATAAACTTTCAAATATTAAGGAGTTGGTTCATCATTAATATTTGAATTTATAATTGCAGAACTATTGTTATCCCAACTAATAGTATTAATAGGGCCAATTAGATAATTATTGGTATCCCAATCATTAGGAACATTAGTATTAAGAGGGGCAATTGGTGAACTAACATCACTCCAACCAATAGGAACATTAGTATTAAGAGGGGCAATTGGTGAAATAACATCACTCCAACCGCTAGGAACATTAGTATTAAGAGGGACACTAGGTGAACTAACATCACTCCAACCACTAGGAACATTAGTATTAAGAGGGACACTAGGTGAACTAACATCACTCCAACCACTAGGAACATTAGTATTGGAATCTATAATACCATTTGGGACATTAGTTTGTTCAGATGTTTCTTGAAGAAATCTATAATAATCATTCTTATCTAGATTGAAGATTGTATCAATAACCCATTTATGTACTGGTTCAACATCACCGTTTGACGAAATAGTCTTAATATCATAAATATGGTTAAAGTTTTTTTGGTTTACACCAAAATTATTTTTCATATATTGTCTAACATTTTTCTCGGTAAGAGGTTCTATCTCTTCAACATTATTATAACCATCGTTAATATTTACATATGGGATATTGTGATCAAATAAATCCATATTAAATAATCTAGGATGAAATAGTTTATGTTTATAACCAAGCCATCCTAATGTTGTTTTGATACAATCTTTATTCTCAGGATTAATACCATATAGATTATTCCAAAATGGAACACGCATGATATAATTAATCACTGTATCAATCTCTTTCCTATTTAAAAAAGTTCCAAATCCTCTCATTCTATATTTAAGAATAATTTCAATTGGATCTTTTGAACCTGCAAAATACTTATAGTCAATATTCATATATGTCATGTGAGCAGAAATACAAGATGGTGTCAAATAAACATCTTCTCCATCATAAAAACTTCGAACACATGGCATGTGAAACTTGGATACAAGTGCAAAGAAATCTTCTCCAAAGATAGAAAATAATTCTAACTCTCGTTGGATATGATTAGATGATATTTTTACTTTGAAACTAATGTTAATTCCCAATTCATCATATATTTGTTCCTGAGTACATTTATCTTCTTCTGGTGAGAACTCTTCAATAGTATCATCTAAGATTTTATCTAAGTCTTCTTCACTTAATTCAATTGGCGGTCTGACTTCTACCTTATGTTTACTGTATTTACTCATATGTAATTGTAATATAGTATTATTATCTTCAAACAATTCTGGATGCATTAATTTAATTTTCCCAAATTCTTCTTTAGAATATTCTTCAAATAGATTATCATAGAAATCCTTAATTTTCTTATCAAAATATGGTTTAAATTGTTGAATAATTTTATCCTCTTTTAAATTTGTAACAATATATTCATAATTCAGTTCATCAGTAACTATATTTTCTCTAACAAATTTTTCATTAATGAATAAAAATACAGTTCTTATTGTCCTCATCTTTACATGACGAGGTTCAGCATTAGCAGGATTAAATCCACAAATATTTACAACTACTTGATTATAAACTGATTTAGACTTTTTAATAAAATCATATGGTGATGAACTTTTAATCATAACATCAACATCTGCTTCAGGGTAGAATTCATTAAAATATCTTAAATAATCCAGATCAAAATCAGATACATTATCATACTTATTTTTACCTTTGAATAAATTCATAAGAGGATGTCTTTTTTGTAGACAAGCGGCCATAATGCTACCAGATATCCCAATACCTACTTTATTCCAATCCAAGTTATTAAAAATATCATGTTTACTATTTCCAGTAATAAAAAGATTCATTCTATGTTTAAACCCATCCAAATCAGTAATACCTTGGTTCTGATAATCGGGGTCAACGCTATTAAAAAACATAAATCCTCCAAAATTAGCGTATCCTTGAATTATATTGTCGTGAACCATCAACGGAATATATGGATTACTTTTTGGATCATCTATTGTAAATGGAAATACAGGTAATAGAGATGCTGTATTAATTCTAAATATAAATTCATCATTTTTATTTATCCATGTCTTTTTAATTGATTCTTCCATATAAAATCTCAACCAAGCATATCCAAAAAGATACCTATATAAATCTGAAAAATAATTAATTGTGTTTTTCATTTCTTTTAATACATCATAATTATTAATAACTAAGTGACAATACTTTTTTGAAATAACTAAACTAGAAAACATATAAAATTTCTGCGGTTCATTCAATTTACTAAATAGAACAGTCATATCTTCATTAGACATATCACAACTTTTCGCAATTTTATATAATTTGTATCCATTTTTTGAAATAGCAGATGAAGCATCAACAAAATTTTTACTACTAAATATCATAGTTAAATAATTATTTTCAATACTGTCTGTATTTTTACATAATTCTTTCAT